CTCTTGTTGAATTTTGATTTTACCTACTGTTAAAGTTCTTTTAGAGAAAGTAGTAGCACCCGAAGCGTTGAATGCACAACCACTATCTGATTGGTAGAACAAGTCATTCTCGATGTAATGTAATTCTTCAGATGATTTAATACCTGGCATTACTTGGAAGAGTCCACCTGTTTTACCTTCAAAGAAGGAGCGAGTTAACAAGGTAAGCGATTGGTCGTTAACGACTGCGGGTAGACCAGCAGTATCGTATGCAAATTTTCTTAATAGCATATGTTTATTTTGTTTTTATTTGTTCTTTGATTTCTAAAAATTTACTGAATGATGCTGCTCTTTTTTGAGCGTATACATTCTTTGGGTCAGCCTTTGGCTCGGGTGCAGATGCTTTCATCTCAGCAATTAATTCTAAAGATTCAGCCACTGCTTGGAATGCAACTTTGTTGCCTTCTTTTAATTCAGCAATAGTCTTAGCCATAGCATCAGTTACTTTTTTAAACTCAGATGCTTGAGTAGTTAATGATGATTGAATAAGTGCTTCGATTTTCTCTGCGCTCATAACTTCCTCTTCTTCTTCTACTGCTTCTACCATAGTATCAGCAATTTCAGTAATTACACCATCGGCAACAGTAATAGTCTTACCACCTTCAATAGCGTGTTCGCCATTTGGAGCAGGTACTTCACCTTCGGGAGTTACTAAAGTGATAGGAGAACCTACTTCGATAGTGCCGTTTAATTCAGCAGAACCATCTGCAAGTTTTACGAACTTTGTAGGTTCGGGTTGGGCAATAGTAAATACTGCTCTTAGTTTATCGGTCATTTCTTTACCGATTACTTTTTCTAATTTTTCTAATTTAGACATTCTATTAATTTATTTTTAAGTTCTTCAAATTCTGCCTGTTCAGCATCAAGTAATTTTATATCGTTAAAGTAACCCTCTACTGAGAATCCTTTTAAATTTCCGCTTTTGATTTCGTTATCCCAAAACTCTCTATCATCTACTTTGACAAATCCAAACCAACTTCCATCTGGTAACTTCTCAAATCCTTGAGGAGTGTTTATACCTTTGGTAGAATCAATGATGAAATGTTGTTGGAGGAATGCTCCCTTAACAGGTGCTGAATCGTTATGGTTAATATTAAATGAAAGTGTCTTACCACTTCTTCCGTACTTGGTTACTATCTTCTCAATGGACTTTGCAGGGAAACTAACATAGTATTCGTGTGCGCCATCTCTACGATAGATAGGTTGGTCGGCTGCCATTAATGGCCCTGCCAATATCATTTTATCATTATCGACTACTGCGAATACTTCTTTCTGATTAGCGAATGCCATCCAATTGCGTTCAATAGCAGGTTGTGTAACTAATCCTACTGCAAATACACTTGTAATGTCTTCTTCGTTCTCATCAATATCTAAGATGTATAACTCCATTATCGGTATATGACTAATAATTTAAAATATGCAATATGACTATATCAATTCAGCGTTTGTTCGGATTCTTGCTACTCTATTTTGAGAGTTGGTAATATCCTTTTCAAGTACTACTACTTTGGTAATTTGATTGCCTTGAGCATCTACACCACGAGTGAATCCTGTTATTGGAGGAGGGTTAGAGTTTTGCTGACCACCACCACCTGCATTACCACCACCCGAACTACCCACACCACCACCACTTAAAATAGATTTAGCCTTAACTACGTTTGCCGTAATCCTCGCTATACCACCTGCAAATTGCGCTATACCTGCAAGTCCACTTGTAGGAGCGTTCAAAGGATTTGCCTCTGAGTTCTTAACCAATGCTGAAATAGCAAGTGCAGTATCTATAGCTATTTGTGCAATAGCCAAAGTCTTACCTGCTGCCGTTTGTTTGAATTGTTGACCGAGTGCCAACTCGCCAATGTTAGAAAGAATATCAAATGAACTTTGAGCAATAGACTGCCTTGCTTGTGCGTTCTCTAATGCTGATTGGGTTGCTTTTTCATCTGCTGCCTTCTTATCTGCTGCTATTTTATCAGTAGTAACTTTATTAGCTGCTATATCTTCCTCATTAAATTTAGTAGATAATTCTTGTCTTTGAATATACCACGCTTCTCTTAATGCTTGTTCTTGAGCAGAACCATCCTCGACTAATGCTAATTTATCTTTATATGAATCATCAATATTTTTATATTCTTTTTCCCTTGCAGTTAGATTTTGTTCAGCAATAATTTTATTAGCTTCATCCAATATCTTTGCTTGTTCATCTGCATAGGCTTTTAACTTATCATTATTCTCTTTATTTTTTTGTTCGTTTTTTTCATCTTCAGTTTTCTTAGCAGTTGCTCTATCATCTGCACCTTTCTTGTCAATAGCTTTTATCTGAAGTTGAAATCCTGCTTGTTTATCTTTTAAATCTGTAAGACTTTTGTCAAGTGCTGCAAGTTCCTCCTCTCCTTTCTTTTTTGTTTCCTCTGGGTCAAAGATTAAATTAGCAATTGACTCGGTAAATTTTTCTTGTAATCCAAAGTTCTTACCAAATGCCTTACCTACCTGGTCAACTGTTTTAAGAATTAAAGTCAAAGGAATAGATACATAGTCTAAGATACCTTTAAGAATCTCTTTATTTCTTCGTTCAGATTCTATCTGAGCAGTTAACTCGGCTTTCTTTGCTGCTATTGCTTTTACTCCTGCTGCAATGGTTTCATTGGTTTGATTAATTTTAAGTCTTAATATTTCCTTCTCGCTTAACCCTTGAAGTTTTAAGATGTTATCTTGGCTTCCTAACTCTTCGGTCTTCTTTTTTGATGCTTCAAAATCTTTATTGGTAGACTCGGCAAGTTTAGATGTCTCAGCAGATACTCCACTCACCAAACCTTTAATATCATCCCAATAAGTAACAAGCAATAAGACCGCTGCAACAATAGCACCGATGATAGATGCCTTCATCACATTGTTTAACTTACCCCACGCTGAACTAAATAGATTAGTAGATAACGCACTCTCCTTATTCAATGTGTTTACCACTGCCTGGATACCTGCGAGTGCAGTCATACTCGCTTGAAGTTTGACCATTGTCTTCTCAAGTTCTTTGTTCTCATCACCAACCAATGCAGTAATACCTTGAACCGCAGCAAACCCTCCTACTATACCTTGCGCTAAACTTACAAATCCATCTAATCGTTTAGAATCACTCGCTAAGTTTTTTACTCGTTGGCTAACATCTCCGATTGTATCTTCTAACTCACCTGCTTTTCTCGCCATCTTATCAAACTCTGCACCTGTAAGATTACCAGAGGCAAGTTCTGCCTTCATCTGTTTAAGTTGTTGTTTTAGACTTACAACCTTACCTTCTACTTGACCTACCGAGTCACCACCTTTGACAACTAAGTCAACTTCTATTTTAGTTTTTGCCATTGTTTTATAATATTTTTTCTACTACCATTACCACCCCTGCCAATAATTCTGTTACTGCCGTTGTTTCACTTCTTAATCTTAATTGCGCTGTTCCTGTATTTGCTCCTGTTATTAATAATCCGTTTGCAACTATTGGAACATCTAAAGGACCTGCAGGAACACCACTTGAAACGGCTATCGAAGCATCGTCTGCTATACTTGCAAAACCCGATATAGTTCCTGCTGCTGCAAGAGTATTTATCCCTATTACATTTATTGAAGTAACTGCACTACTTAAATCGAATTGCAATCCTGCCCCTGTTGTTGCTGCTGTTGAATTTAGTCTACCCATTACCCAAATGCGATAGACAGAATTAATAGCATAAGTAAAGACAGCACCACTTACACTTACAGGCGTTGTATTTGCTGCAGTTGTAGTTACCCCTGCACTTTTAGAAGCGTGAACTACCTCTTTATATAAAGTGTTTGGAGAGTTATCCCCTGTATTCGTTCCTGTTACGGGATTGTTGATACTATTGTTTGTTGCCATTATGCTATTGTAAATGTTCCTTTAACTGAGGCTACCGACCAAGTATTAGTTGCGATGTACATTATTTCAATGTAATCATTTGCATCTGTTGATTCAATGTAACCACTTACTCCTACTGTTGTTTCACTACCACTCGCCCATCTAATTTTTTGAGAAATATTCTGAGCAATTCTAAAGCCACCTGCACCTGCACCCTTTACCTTAATAATATCTAACACTGTACTTGATGCGCTACTCGGTAATGTCAATGTAACTAATGCTGCGTTATTAGCTAAGTAGCCATTATTAACTGCCATCGTATCACTTGTAGTCGTTATGTTATTAAAAGGGAATCCACTTGATGGAGTGATAGTATAAAATTCTAAAGCAGTCTCTCCCGAGTTTACTCGTACTCCTTTTAAACTTGAACCTGTATAAGAAGATGGTACATCAGTTAAACTTGTAAATGTAGTTGCACCACCACCACCTGCCCCACCTGCTAAAAATTCTAATCTACTTAGATAAGCATCTTCAATATAAATTCCAATGTCGGGAGTACCAGAAGAAACAACTGTATAAAACTTAATAACTAATCTATCTGTACTTAGTAAAGCAATGATAGTAGGGTTGTAAATTTCTAACTCGTAATCATCAATAGTTAATGTTATATTCGTAGATGTTACAGGAGTAGTAGCCAATAGCGTTTCAGTGCCTCCTATGTTTCTTTTATAAACTTCTGCATAGATAGTCGCATTACCTCCGTTTGTTCTCTTTGCGTGGAAGTGAGTCTTAAATACTCCCGTAGGAATAAACAAAGTGCCTGGACTTGATGGTTCAGTTGCAAAGGTAGCTAACAAAGTAGTACCCGAGCAATTGGGAACTGTTATATCTTGACTACCTCCCGTTGATGGACTTGTCAGCATCTTATAATAAGTAGCTATGTCACTCGCAGTCTTAAAGAAGAATAAGTTTAAATCTGCAAACTGATTAGTGGCAAATTCTATTTGATTCGTTGTAGAGTTGTATGCCCATACTTGCCCATTTGTCGGACTGCCTACTACTACTTTGATATTGTCAATGTATTGAACATCACTTTCAGTAACTTCTATTCCATCGCAATTGATTAGAGTCACATTTGAAAGACCAGGGTATACAGTATTATTACTTCCTTTGATTTGAATATTAAAGCATCCATAACCTACTGAGTTGTTGCTTCCACTTACTAATACACCGACTGAGTTTTGAATCTTATTACCTGCACCACCTTGCCAAAGTCCATTCGTGACTTGCTGAACATTCATTCCGTTGCCTAAGTCACCACCTGTATAGTCACCACCTGTTCCTCCTCCATTGCCTGTATTGCCTCCGTTGTTGTTTCCGATGGTCGAACTTGTTGAAGGAGTTAAGGTCTCAGCATCGTTAAGTTTTAAGAAGATACATTTAGTTGTTGTTTCTCCGTTTGGTGAATAGTCTTGTACTTCTAAAAGTCTGTAGGCTGCGTTCTGAATCCAATAAGATTGTCGGAAGGATATAGTTGCGATGTCGTAAGCGTTTAACTTAATGTAGCATTCAACTAACTTGCTATCTCTATCTCCTATCTCAGTCCATTGTTTTCTATGGTATCTACTCCATAAGTCTCCGTTAGTGGTAAGCTTTAAAGTATTGTTTAGTGAATGGAAATAAAGTTCTTGGTCTCCAAATGTTAAGTCATAGGTCGGTGTGGTCGGTTCATCTAAGAACCCAGCATAAGCATATTGAGTCTTATCGGTGTAAGTGTTTAAACCTGCATCATAATACCTATAAGTTCCACAAGTGTATAAACCACCTGCAAATGCTATCATAGGCTTAGGAGTTATCTCTTCTGCTGCACCGTTGTAATCTGTTCTGATTAATACTATCCCTTGATCCGTTTGAACTTGTAAAGGCTCACAGATAAAAGGTATGTCTACTTTCTTTATATCCTTGACAAAGTCATTATCAAAGATGGCTCTCTTATAACCGAATGTCTGACCTGTTGCGTGGTTGAAAGCTTTACTTGCATCCGTTAACCCTTGCTGATAGTTAAAATCAATCTGTTTAACATTGAGCAGTCCTTGTGGCTTAATCACAAAGTCTTTTGATGTGTCTAATTTAGTAGTCCAATCGGTTACTACGTTAGTGAAGAAGTCATCACGTGGCTCAATCAATAAACTACCATCTGCTTGTGGTTCGATGTATAGGTTAAACATCTTTACAATACCCATTAAGAAGTCTGTTTGCTTCATAGGATAGAAGATAGCAGAGATAGGGTTAACTGTTCCATACATAAACCTACCCGTTTCGTTAAAGATAAATTTATTTGTAGAACTGCCTGTTATCTGTACAACATCCCCTGTAGCAAAAGTTCCCGAATCTGTTAGCCTTACGCATATTCTTATTTCATCCCCTACTTTAAAATCTTGTGTAATGTCAAATTTAAAAGTATGGCTTGACCCTGTACCTGCTGGTACTGTTGATGAAACAGGAAAATAAGAACTACCTACTTTTTTTATGATTATAATCTCAGTCTTAGGAAATGGGGCAATACCAGATGTTACAGTTGTATTTAGTTCTACACTTAGTTCGTGGAATCCTTCCCTTGATACTGTTATTGTTCCTGTTGTATTGTCATACTCGCTAAATCCATTTGCAATAACTGAGTTGAATATCCAAGCATAATGGTCATAGATATATTGATTACCATCTGAAACCATTGTAATGTTTTGAGTTGTTGTTCCCAATGCAATACTTTGACTTGCTAACATATCACTCTCAGCCATTACAAACTTGCTAATATCACATTCTACAATTAACTTTTTGAATAAGTCTGAGTTTAAAAAAGTAGATGTCCAATTGAACCCTGCTTCTTTTAAAATTGAAGTAAACAATGTGCGAGCGTATGCCCAGGGTTTAAAGAAGTTGTAATCCACACCCCAAGCACCACCGAGATAATTATTAGAAGGTCTTGAAGTAAAGCCTAACCCTCGGTTTAAAAAAGGATAGTATAAGTATCCATTGGAAGGATTTATCCAACTCGCTTGTATCTCAGTATCATTCCAATTGAATGTTCCACTTGTGATTGGAGTGTCTAAGGTCGCTCCATACCCTGTAATATCGTTTAATGTCTTATCACCTATCTTACTGAACAAGTCAGCGTTCTGCCCATAGATTACTATCACATAGATAACCTTATTTTCGTTCAGTATCTTTATATCGGTTAGTTGACAATAGCCATCTATCTGAACGTGACCATCTTGGATATATTGGCAGACTGCTTTCTTACTCGGGTTGAAGTCAGGGTTAAGTTGCTGACTATCTCGGATGTGGAAGTTAACATCGAATAAAGCTCCAAAGATATTATCATTGCCTTTACTGCCTGGTACTTCAATTGTTTTAGTAAAGTCACTTAGTCTTTTACTCGGGTCTTCAATTGAGTAAATATTCTTAGTAATGTTTATATCTAAGCCTTCAATCGTGTCAATGCTGAACATCTCATCCGTTGAATATCCTATCAGTAATTGATTCCTCATAGTCGTTGTCTTTGGCTATCGTTACTTAAACTTACTGTTAATTCAATATTGAATAGCTTATCGCTTATTACTTTCTTACTCGTATAGCTTGTCTCTTCGATATTGACTGCTACCCAAGTATTGCCTGTATTGATTGGTACTATCATATAAACAATAGGACTTGCAATTAATTCCTTTAGCCAGAATGCAGTTGCAGTATCTACAAATCCACTTCTTAACTTATACTTTTGTTTTATCTTACTATGGAATACACTTGTACTTCTTTCGTATGTGCTATGAGTAAAGCCACTCAGTGAAAGTGTACCTAATAGTTTATCATAGTTTGATTTACCTACTTCTATGTTGTCTTCGCTTACTTGGTTGAAGTTGAACGCATCAAACCTCCCCAATGAGTTAAGAAAGTAAAGGCGATTATAAGAATCTCTTAAACAATCTTGATCCAATTCAAACTCTTTCCATTCTGTCATCTGCAAGTTAGAACTATCGTAACAAGCTACTTGATAATATTTAATTGCTGAAGTGATTACAGGTTGACTGCCTGTTGTTAAAGTACTTGCATTTAAATTCAAAGGGCCACAAAGTATAGATGGGAATTTAGAACCATCATCTGGCAATAAGTAATATGGATTGTCTATAGTGTAGGTCTGAACTAATGTATTGCTAAAATTATAAGTTTCTATCTTTAGATACTTAACCTCTCGTGGAGGAGCAGCTATTGTTCCTAACTCATAACTATCGCCTGTTCTTATTTTTATTCGAGCAGGTTGGTTAGTCATAAACTTTCTACTTGATGAACCTACATATCTATCACCCAATCCAAAGTTAATCCAATCCTGCCAACTCATTGAACTATTAACTGCTATCACATCGGCTGAACTACCCGAAGCATAAAGGGCAGATGCTCCATTATAATTGACATACTCTTGAACATTCAGTTTGAACTTCTTAAATACATTCACTCCCTTTTGCCATCCTGTAGTGCCTGCAATTAGATTGCTTATGTCATAGCTTAGATAGTTCTCAATCGTTCTGTGAGCATCAAATAAAAGGTTGCCATAAGTAGGTTGTTTTAAGTGATAGAACTCAGTTATTGTTGCACCGACTGAATCCAATAGTTTAGATTTGAACTTGAACCCTGCCGTTGTTGAGATACTCGAACTAACGACAAAATTCATTTCATTGAATCCCGACACGATAATATCTGGATATTGAACAAAGTTAACTGCCATACTCCTATATGACAATTTAGCAAAATAGTGTGTAAACAAAAAGCCACCTCGAAAGATGGCTGATTGCTAATTATACCCAATGAAAAACAAACCGATTCAAATATAAAACTATTTCTTTAATTCTGCAATAATTTTTATTTCTACATCTTGCCCAAGTGCCTCCTCTAATACATCAGTCAATCGTTTGAATCCTTTATCATTAAACACATCAGAGTAGAACCTTGTACCATCAATACCTTTCTTTTTAACTGCCTTTGCCATTCCGTATGCCATTCTCTTGACTGCATCCTTTTTAGCTTCTCCCTTATTTGTTTCAACTTCCATCCCCTTACGAGTAATATAATCTTGCATAGCGTTACGCATCTGAGGAGGTACTCCTAAGTTCTTAAACTTGAATCCACTTGGATAGTCTACAGATGTATACGTCTTAGACCTATTCTTTACACCCTTAACACCTAAGTCTACATAAATCCAATAGTCATTTAAGTTCCAAATAGCAGTACTTCCGTTAGTCGTTACCTTGCTACCATCGAATATAATTGACCTCGCCAATAGATTGTCAGTTGCATTACCCCTCTTTACTCTGGCTAATAATAGCTTCTGCATTTCCTCAGTCTGCTTTCTACCCCACTCTTGAAGTATACTTGCAGTCGTGTGCATCATTTTTTGTGTTAGTGCGCTCATATATAAATATAATATTTACCTAATAATTCTCGCCACATTTCTTTTTTTAAGAATTTAGTATTCCCATATCTTAAAGTTGCATGGAAGTACATACTTTCTAACCATTCCCTTGTAGTTTTTTTATCTATAAATTCAGAATACTCCTCTTTAGATATTTCTATAGTATCATACCCTGTTTTTCTTTTAACTTCATTACAATAATATTCGTATGTGCTGTCACTCCAATCATTAAATGAATAGCTATCTATTTGCCCCTTCTCATCAATATGTTTATAAAATCTCATAATTCAAATATAATTAATTTATTGTTTACTATCTGTTTTATCTTGTAAGTAGCAAAGGTGATTTAGAAACTCATAGACATTCATTTTAAAGTAAAAGTCCATTAGCGTCCTATCCCCTTTCGTTAATACTTTGTCTATGGTGTAGTACCAATTCCATTTTTTACTGAACCATTCTGCATCTTCTTTGATTTGCCTATCGCTTTCGCTAATCTCTCCTTCTTCTTCACGTGAGAAGAGAATTGGGAAGTCTGAGATAATGTTGCTAAGAACTGAGCAAAAAAAAAGGCGGTAGGGTAAGCGAACTCAATACTCAAATGATTCTGAAACATTGCAGACCTTCTGTTGTGTTCTGTCATCGTATCACAACCCTTCGTTAACGTGGCAAGGATTAAGTGGATGTTGTTTACTATCTGCTCTTTACTCTTCGTTAGCGTACTCATAGAGATAAACTGCTCAGTTGTCCAATCAGTAGCGTGTTGTACTATAGTGAACTTTTCACCTTCGCATTCAAACTCATTCACATACTTGTCGGGTAATGGGGCATCACTTAACCAAGCTATCTTCTCACACTCCTTCTGAAAGTCTTTATACTTCATAGCCTTGTAGACTTCTACACTTACCCCTGTAAGAACTGAGAGTACGTTGTAAGCTTCTCTTATCTCATTCCCTTCGCTGATTAATATAGCGTTGTGAATCTCTTGAAACTTTAATACTGTTAGGTCTTTATAACTCTGCATAAAATCTGTTTTTATCTCCTCTGTAATAATAATATGTTTCTAATTTCGGGTTGCTTCTTGTAACAGTAACTTTGATAAATAATGAATCATAATATTTCATTTTAAGGTTGGTTACTAAATCGTGACCATCAATTGAAAAAGAATTTTCACTTTCTCTTATAAACATCCAATCTATCTTATCTCCAATATTATACAGGTCTCTATAGTAATGACCTTCTTGGTAATTTTTAATATAAGGGTCTCCTTTACCATAACAATACGAAACATCTATACTTACTTTACTGAGTATTGATGTTGAACTTGATGTTGGTGTTGGTTCTTCTGCCTTACTACATCCTACCAAAAGGATGACTAAAAGTATTTTAATTAAGTTTTTCATTATTCAAAGGTAATATATTTTATGCAAATCTGTATTTTCCTACATTCTTTTTTATAATTGATGAGGCAACATACCTCGTAGCGTCGATGCAATGGTTGTATGTGTCAATAGGTTTACTTACTGAATTACCGAACTTATCCTTATCCCAACTATAATTCCTCGCCTCTTTGATTAAGTTAGTACTTCTCGCAGTCATCTTGATTACTTCACCTTGCAACAATTGAATGCCGTGGTTGATTGAGTCAGCACCCTTAACCGCTCCGATAATGTTTAGTCCATAGGTCTGTAACTCTTGAATACTTTTAGGCTCGGCACTATCTGCCACTATCATACATCGAATATCTTTCAGCCTGTTGTAGATATCCCTGTTTAATAGTCCTGTTGAATAGATTAACTCATCCAAGATATATTCATCGTTGTATTTGTAGAGTGCTATTGCCGTGGTCGGATCGTTTGTAAAACCAAAGTCAATTCCAACTCCTAACAATCTCGCTTCAGCAGGTAAGATATCTATTACTTTCCAATCTGGGAATATTATTCCTTGAACCAATCCTGTTTGACCGAGTCCGTAAACCTTCCACCAATTCTCCCAATAGCTTGATGTCTTAGCTTTTTCTCTAGCCTTCTCTATCTCTTTGACAATTGCATTATCTAAAGCTTCATTATCTTTATAGGTAAGGATGACAAAGTCAGTCTCTGCATCTGGTAATAATTCAGAGTGAACCCAAAACTCCGATGTAGGATTATAATCAAGATAGATAAACTTCTTAGTACGGATGGCAAGTTGATGGTAAGATTCAAATGCTATGTTGTTACACTCATTCACGAACAGAATATCTCTCCTCGCACCTCTTAGCCTATCGGGTTGGTCTGCGCTAAAGAACTCTATGTATGCACCATTAGAAAACACATATTTAAGATTAGTCTTATTGAAATGGTCATCAATGAAGTTACCTGTCTCAATCATAATCTTTATAAAATCTTTCATCGCACCTCTTCGCAAATGTGGTATTGATTCCGACACAATACTTATCTCAGCTAACGGATGTTTAACCGCATAGTCAATTAATAAAGGAAGTATTGAATAGGTCTTGGAACTTGATGTTCCTCCTTGAACTACTCTTACTCTTTTATTCAGTCGTGCTATCTTTGTCTGTGCCGTTGTCTTGATGAACATCTATTTCTAATCCTTTAAATATTTCGTGTTCTACTTTTACATTTGTTTCATTCTTCTCAACCAAACTATTCAACCTCTGAGTGATTGATGCGTTGTAGAATCCAAGTAAGCCTCCGATGATTTGATTCTCTCTTATCTCTTCCTTAATGCGTGAACAGACCTCCCCGAAGTCTGCATAATAACCCTCTTTGTTATCGAAATAGTGTTTTACTTCTCCATAGTCAGCATAACAAAATCTTTTGAACCCTTCGTATGTCATTGGTACTTTCTGCCCATCTATGACCTTCTGACCATCTTTGCCGACATACTGAATCTTAACCCATTCTTTTGATTGAATAGATAAGTTCTCTTTATACTCATTCCAAGCTTTTAATAGTTCCTCTGGTGTTTTAAATATTCTTGTAGGGTGCATAGCTATATCGTTCCGTCTTGTAAATGTATTGTGTTAGTATTCTCTACTCGCCTATAATCGTGTTCCCAAAGCAAGTTACAAAGTATTACCGAGTTCTTAACTACTTTCTCTTCACTCATTCTCGGGTGTAGAATATGTAGTGCTTCGTGAATCATAATTTCTAAATGCTTCTTTCCTTTTAACCTACTATCTATTCGGATAATGTTATCTTCAGCATCTCCCCATATTCTTTGTTTGCCTAACTTTAAATGCTCAACAATTATCTTAGTAGATTTCATAAGTGGTGCTGTCTATTCTTTTATTCTCTACTCTATAGTTTCCATCAAGGGAAACAATTATCCTTGCAAATCCTAAATTGTGCGATTTATTCAATGGGTCATAGCCTGGAGCCAAGTCACATAAACATCCTGTTGAGTAACAAGTGGTCATAGTTCTATCAAGTGGATCGGTTACTGTAAACTCCATAGTTTGGTGACAATGTCCGATTAACATTGAACGAAGTATTTTATTATGTAAAGCTTTAGCAGGTTGAACCGATGCCTTTACTACTTTATGTCCGTGCATCAAAGGTAGTTTACCTGCCATTAATACCTGAGTCTCGGGAACAAAGGTGACATTCTTATCTCTAAGTCCTAATCTTGATTGAAGGGTATAGTATTCGTCTTGGAATATTACTGCACACTTACTAATTAGAAAGCGTTTATACCAAGCATCGTGGTTACCCTCCATAAAGTAAATCTCACACTTTGGGAACTTCTCTTTTAAAGTGAATAGGAAGTTCTCAGCCATATCAAACCAATCTCGCACATCCGTAGATGAAGGGGGAGGTGAGCCATCGTGTCGGCTAAAAGGTTCGTTATCTAATAAGTCTCCCCCGATTATAATGCAGTTTACTTCATTCACTTCTCCGTATCTTAATGCTTGGCTAAGTGCTTGTACGTTATGATTAGGAAAGTGGATGTCGCTTATCCATAGAATATTATTTAAGTGAGAAGGTAACTCAACCATCAAAGCTTCTTTCTCTTTGGCAAGTGGTAAGCCGTATGGGTTAATAGCAGTAAAGTTTGTTTCGTGAACTATCTTTTCCTTTTGCCTTCCTTTAGGACTTGTATAGTTTCTTATTATCCTTCTTGCGTGGTCTATTGAATTATAAACAGTCGGATGGTTAGTATACAAGTAAGCAGCTATTGATTGCTTAGATGAGTTCGGGAACTTGTTAATTGCTTTGATTGCAAGTAACCCTGAGTCTTTCTTTTTAACGCCTGCCATTATATTGATTGATAAAGTTGTTCAACTACTTCGTTCTTTCTCTTAACTATGTCGCTTAACTCTTCGATACTTGCGTTGTGGTATGCGCTGACTCCCCAAAGATGCTTTACTCCATTACTTGTGAGTGTGTATTCTTGTTGCTGATTCACTCGGTTAGGCATCCATTCTATTTCAGTATCTATCTGTTTTACTTTCTTGCCTGTAGCATAATGCCAATAACTAAACCATTGACCAGGTTCGTAGCCTATTCTTTGATATTGTGTATTCCAATTCTCGGGAATTAATATTGAATGTTTCTCGCTTTCAATTGTACGTTGACCATAGGTAACTAAGTATTCATCTTTGAATCCTTGACCTTGATGAAATACACTTTCTGCAATAGTCTTATAATTAGCAGATTGAAGATGTGAATAATTCATTAAGTGATAAGCAAACTCGGGTTGAACAAAACTATTGGCATTGTATGAATAAATCTTATTGTATTTTATTACCAAGTCCATAGCCTCGCACCAATTTGACTTCTTATACATCGCACCTGCTGGGTGTAAGTATTCACCACCACTTAATCTTAATCTACTACCTGCCATATCATAACCCTCAGTTGCTAAGTCAACATAGTAATCCAACCAATTATCTTGTGTCGGGAAACTATCCGATTCTAAAGTGATAAAGTATTCGCTTATGTTTGGAATGTTTTGTAACGCATAATCAAAGGCGATGCCGTGCGATTGCATTAAGTTAGTAGGGTAGTTTACAATTATCACATTGGAGTCAGCAGGGATATACTCTGTGCCTTCTCCGTTGCTATTGTCTACTACTATGATGTTGACCTTATGCTTACCCTTTAGTTTTTGAATCTGACTAATCGTGTAGGCAGTCATCTTGCCAACTTTGTAATGTGGAATTATGATTGAGAATTTCATTATTGGTAGTGGATTAAATTATTATTATCAAAGTTTTCAAACTCTGCACAATTGTCTAAATACTTCTGCAAGTCACCTTCTTTAAATGCCTCGTAGCGTTTACCTTTCTTAGCTAATCTGTCAGTTAAGGACTGATAACCATCCTGCGCATAGGTAATCCATCCTTGATTGGTTGCGCCTCTTTCGTTTGGCTCTTCTACTAACTTGATGTACTGATTGAAATAAACTAACTCTTTAATATCGTTATACACTTGTGCTTTAAACGGATCGTGTGAATCTTTTTCAGTGTCTGCCATAGTGAACAACATTGAAGGGCAGGTATTTCTATCTCCTACTACTTCTTCGTGTATTCTTCCCGACCATTGGAGTACTGTTCTATTGTATAACCTTGTCCATTTGTGAGGGTCGGTAGCGTGATTAAATTGAAAAGAGTTATACCCTTGATTCAATAAATCAATCTGCATATTCGCCTCAACGATTTCTCCGACATTTAAATAAAGTATAAGGTCGTTAGTTGCAAACTTTGCCAGAGTATTTAAAGTACTTCCAAATCCATAACTAAATAATGAATTAAAGTTTAACTCTACAACCTTGACTACTCCTTTAGGCATCAATGCTGACATTACCTTAATAGATTCGCTATCTTCTTTAAATACGCATAGGTCACCTACGATTACTTCGTTGACCTTACCTTGAAAGTTCTCAAGTACATTATCAATGGTGCGTTTTAAAGCTATTGGGTTACCTTGTGTGAGTGTTACTAATGTTATCATTTGATGTATATTCTTGCGTTGCCGTT